AGTTAAGTCAAGTCGATTCAGCTGCAAACAGATTTAGAAATATATTTGGTGGCGGTTAATTACAATATGGAGTAAATTATGGGATTGCCAATCCAATCAGCACCCACCTATACGTGTGTGCTACCAAGTGACGGTACTGAGGTAAAGTTTAGACCGTTTCTTGTAAAAGAACAAAAGGTATTGATACTTGCGAGAGAAAGTGAAGATGCTGTACAGTCATTGAATGCAGTAAAGGAGTTAATCAATGCAGTTACTTTTGATAAAGTAAATGCAGATGAACTTGCAATGATAGATTTAGAATATCTATTTTTAAAGGTTCGTGCTGTATCTGTAGGTGAAACGATAGAACTAACGTTACAATGCAGAACTGAAGACTGTACTGGTACTGAGAAAATCGGTATCAACTTAGATGAAATTGAAGCTAATGGTGAACAACCTACATCCAATACGGTCATGATAAGTGACACTGTTGGTATCGAAGTTAGAACACCCTTGGTTAAAGACATCAAGTCTACTAGTTTGAATCAAGCTGATGCAGACGTTGGACTAGATGTAGTTAAGAATTCTATTACATCTATCTTTGATGATGAACAAGTTTATGATAAGAGTGACATGAGTAAATCTGATTTAGATGAATTCATTGATTCTCTAACTTATAAGCAGTTAGAATTGTTAGGTGACTGGTTTGACGACCTACCTAAACTTTCTCATACTGCAGAATGGAAATGTAATGTTTGTGAAAGAGAAAACAAAAGAGTATTAGAAGGTATAAACTCTTTTTTTTAATGGCTCTTTCTCATGAGGGATTAGTAAACTATTACAATACTAATTTCCAAATGATGCAACATCACAAATATTCATTGAGTGAGTTAGAAGACATGATGCCATGGGAAAGAGAGATTTACATTAAGCTCCTTTTGAACCACCTCGAAGAGGAGGCCGAAAGGAATAAACAAAACAGATAATAATTAGAGGACACACTAATGAGCGATATGGATAAATTTCAAGGCGACATGAGTCGTAATGAAGTCGAGATTGACTTGAAAAAGTTTATGAGCATGGTTTCTGAAATCGGAGAACTGAAACAGGAAATCTTTGAACTAACTCAAGAAGACAGAAAGAACCCTTGGCAAAAATGGATATTTGCAGCCAAGACAATTGATGCATGGAGAATTATACCTCGTGCATTCCTAGGTATTTACATGTACCTACTTTATTATGCAACATTTTGGTTTATGGACTTGGCAGACCCAACACTAGAACAGTCGGGATTAATTTCCGTACTAGTCGGTGCTGGAGCAGCTTGGTTTGGACTATACACTTCAAGTGCAGCGAAAGAACACGGCGACGATAACCCTAACTAGGACATAACCAATGGCAGACGAAATAGATAAGAAAGCACAGGAACTTGCAGATAAACTAGGTAAAGCTTCTGAGGGGTTGAACAAACCTTTCAAAGGTCTAGTGGATAATCTTGCAGAAGTAAACAAGGAGATTGCAATCTCCGCTGCAGATATTCGTAAGGATACTAGGGACACGTTCTCTGGCTTTCTATCTAAAAAGAAACTTGCCAAAGCAATGGAAGATTTTGACAAGACCGAGTTCGAAAAGAATAAGGCCAAGTCTACTGCCTCCACCGATGCAAGAGATAAACTTCTCAAAGAAGAACAAGCTGAAATCAATCGTAACAAGACACTCAATGAGATGAAACGTAAAGCTGCAGGAAAGCAGTTTGATATTGATAATGATATCACTCATGGAATTGAAGACCGTCTTCAGAAACAAAAAGAGATTGATGAGATTCAACAAGAGATTGATAAAAAGGAAACTGAAATCAAAAAGTTCCGTGCAGCCAAAATAGAAAAAGCAAACAAAGAGCTTGAAGAAGCCGAAGAAGAGAGAATCAAGTTAGAAGAAAAATTTACGGAAGATATGAAAAAGGCATCTTCTAGTGAAAGGTTTGATAACTTCTCGGGTGCAATAAAAGACCTTACTGGTGGACTATTGGATATCGGTGGTATGCTTGATGATGTCACTAAGTTTGGTAACAACTTAAAAACTGTTGGGACTGAGTTTAAGAATTTCGGTAAATTCTTAGGTGATAAACTTGGTAATCCAGTAGATAAATTAAAAGACCTCTTTTGGGCCCTAGTCGCATCAGCAGGTGCATTCTTTACCACAATGAAAACTTCAGCAAGTGAAAAGATGAGTGCTATGGGTGAAAAATTCACAGCTGCAAAGGATAGTGTTACTAGTAAAGTTTCTAATGTAAAAAATAAAGTCGGAGAGAAGTTTCAACCTGTTAAAGATATGTTCTCTGAGAAAGCAAAACTTTTCCAAGGTAAGATGTCTGACTTAGGTAACACTATGAAGAACGGTGCAAAGACTATGGGCGGTAAAGGACTCAAAGCAATTAAGATGGCACCTAAGATGTTAATGAAAGGTGCAACAAGGTTTGTATCTCTACTTGCACGAATCCCAGCAATGTTAGCTGCAATCCCAGCAATACTTGCATCACCGTTTGTACTAATCGGAGCTGGTGTTTTACTTCTTGCAGTTGGATTAGTTCTTATATTCATGAAGTTCAAAGACCAAATCCTAGAAAAATTTGAAATGATGAAGACTAAGGTAACAGAAGTAGTTACCAACATTGTAGATGGTTTCCTAGAAGTCTGGCAGAAAGTAAAGGACTGGTTCTCTGATAAGGTGTTCGGTATCAAAAGTTTCTTAGGTCTAACCTCTGAAGAAGAAGAGGCAGAACATGCTAAGAAAGAGGCAATCAAAGAAAAGGAAAAGGAAAAGGAAAGACTTCAAGAAGAACAAAAAGAAATTGCCATGCAGGCTAAAGAAGCTGAAATTGATGCAAAATTAAAAGCAGAGTTCGGTGAAGATGCACTCAACTGGGGTTGGGGTAGAGGTGACAAAGAAGCAAAAGAGATGAAGAAACAGATGATGGAACAAGCAGAGGCTGATGTTGACCAAGACATAGCAATGGATGCAATCTCATCTAAGGATTTACTGCAAGAAAGGAATGAATCTGAACAGGATTATTTCAATGTTCAAGATATCATGGATGCAAGACAACAAGAAGTTGAAAATAGAGTTAAATTCAGTAACTTAAAAATCAATGGTGAAGATGCAACCGAAGAACAGAAGAGAGAGTTCTATCAAGAAAAAGCAGACAAGGGTGAGTTAGATGGTCGATTTTTTGAGAACGGATTGAGTTTCGAAAACGGAACAAAAGGGGTAACCACTGAAGAGTTGCTAGAAAGACAAGCAGCTGAAGTCCTAGATATTAATAGAGCTCAGAAAGAACTTGATACAAGAGAAGACTACATCCCAGCAAACGCTGGTGACCTTGCAACTCAACAAAGAAGAAATGAACTCCAAGGAAAACAAACAGATGATGAATTCTTTGACGAGGGTGAAGGTCTTACAGAGAAATAGAGAATGGAACTGACTCGTTTAGAGAGAGACCAAGGTGATAGGATTAAAGACTCAGCAGACCGTGCTAAAGAAATGGGCCCCAAGAGACCCGACCCTAGTATTACATCTGTTGCACAACAAAACACTAATAACAATGTAACCAACAATACGATATCTGCATCACCTAATCCTAGACCCACAGATAGTACTATTAATAGAACTGCAGTTGTAAATCAGAATTAGATTAAGTCTGGGCCTCTAAGGATATCTGCCTTAGTTACCTTTCGATTGTATTTGGTTTTATCTCTTTGGACTTGAGTACGTCCGTGTGATGGTGTTTCCTTACGAACCTTAACTACTGGTTTCTTCTTACCGAAGATTTTATCCCAGTTGTCAGCATATGCTGATTCGTCTGAATTCCTACGTTGTGAACCTTTGCCACCGTGCCATTGTTTGGAAGACATGATATCACCTAAATCCTCGTCTACCCATTGATGCTCTTTTTGCATCTAGTTTCTTACGTCTTTTTAGTTGTTGGTTCTTTTCGTTTTTGATAGTGTTAGGTTTGATATGATACTTCCTATCCCTACACTCTTGAACTATACCAGCTCTTTCACAATCCCTTTTAAATCTGCGAAGTAGTTGGTCGAACCCTTCTACGTTCCGATTCTTTGGATTTATTTTTGGTGTTACACTTGGCATAATATTTCTCTTAAAAAATGTGAAGTCACCCCACGCCTTACAGCAACCCGTTCTTCACCGACCAATCCGCTATATGCTATTGACCTTTCCCTTACTGAGTACCCCCAATCTTTTTCCACGGTCTCAGTGATGCAGTCGTCTTTTTTCAAGGACACATTTTGAATATACACGACTGCCCCAAATAAGAAATCTAACTACTAACTATCAGCAGCCAGTTTCTTAAAGTAGTCCATCGCATCATCTTCTTCTGCTTGAGGAGTAGATTCTGCTGATGCAACTACAGGTTCTTCTGCAACTGGAGACGTGTTAACATCTGACCATGGAAGTTCTTCCAAATCATCTGCAACTGACTCAGCTGTAGAGTTAGTTACTGCACCTGTTAATCCAAGAACTCTATCGAGTTTCTCTTTTAACTCTTCGTAAGATTTAAACTCACTTGGTGCAATAATTCCACTTAAGCTATGTAGGTTGTTTACCACATCTACAAGCTTTTGCTCATCATCAAATAAAGGTGCTTGTGTGTCAAACTCTGATTTGTCATAGTTCCAGTAACCATCTACCTTTCTAATTTTAATCTTAAAGTTTGCACCTTCTTCTCTAAGGTCAAAAGGATTGATTGCTTTCTCATCTTCAAATGCTGGTGAGATTGCTTCCTTGAGTGCTTCAAAGATTTTTTTACCAAAACGGTACTTGAACACTTTACCTTCGTTAGCAGGATTTTTAGGGTCTGAGATAACAAGGATGTTAGACACATAGTGTAAACGTCTTTTCTGTTTACGTGCTTGGTCTTTGTTTGCCTCAACACCAGTATTCCATAACTGAGTATTGTATTCTGATACAGGGTCTTGTTTATTAAGAGTCGTTAAAGACTTCTCAATATACCAGCCACCTGGCCCTTGGAAACCGTGGTCGAAATATGATACCCATGGCATCTCTTCTCCCTCGGGGGTGGGTAAGAAACGAACTACAGCGTAACCGTTACCACTCTTATCGAGTTCGGGTTTCCACATAGTGTCGTCTGAGTAGGATTTTTTTTCTCCGCCTGTTGGGGAAGCTGATTCCATTGCAGCTCTTAGTTTATCTAAACTACTTGACATTGTATTCTCCTATTTTATCGTACAATTATATCGCATTTTATTGCATTTTATCATGTATAAAAACCTTAGTTCTTATACTCCTATTATAGTACACTCTTACTAATCCTACAAGAGGGTTTTTGAAATGTACTGTGTATTTAGTCATTCTTGAGCTTGATGTTTTTATACATATAATGTTATGTGGCCAATCGGTACATATCTTAAGAGCATATCTCTAGGAGTTTCTCTCTGTATTTCTTAACGTCATAACTTATGAATGACTTATACTTGTTTATCTTAATGTGTAAGTCGGGGTAGACGACTTTTTCCGAAATCAATCTTTCCCAGTCCTTCGTGAAACCAATTATTTCATCCATGATACAAATGGTCTCTAAACTTACATCCTTACTCATATAAGATTTAAGTAGTCTAGGGTGTTGACCGTCAACTACTTTCAGTTGTGTTTGAATCTTGTACTTTCGTATCAAGTCGTTCACTTCTGTTTCGAACATATAACTAAGCTTCTGATTTCTCTTCTTCCACTCTCTATATCTCTTATCACATTCTTTATCTAGAAGGTCACCCGCCCAGAAATCTTTGTGTGATAGATTTGCAATGTAGAAGTCTTGCAGTTCTTCTTTATACGTTCTGTACAACTTACCAAAATGGTATTTGTCTTTTCTTTTTAAGAAAGAGTTGATGTCTGACTTCACCTTTCCGTTATACTTAACGAAATCATATCCCTTGGAGTGAAAATGTAATTTTATCCCAAGGTATAAAGTGTATGCATCATATCCTTCTCTAGAAGTCATTAAGTAATAATCTTCTTCTCTGCTGGAACTTCAACTCTAGGAGCTTCTTTCTTTCCAGTTGCAATTTCATATGCGTCAGCAACACCTTCGTTTGATTCTGTTGTAAACACATAGTTGTTAAACGTAATTGTCTCGGGATTCTGACATCCTGTTACTGCTACGCCTCTTGCAAAACCCATTCCACCTTCGGGATTTTGAACTATCATTTTTGGGTTGGTTAATGTAATAGACGTATCACGTTGACTGTCATACTCACCTACATACTCCCCACTGATTGCCACTACTGTGACGATATCACCTTTTTTCATAATTACCTTACTTGTTAAAGAAACTAGCAATAGTTCCTTGTGATGATGAACCCCTATTAATCATTTTCAAATTAGTTGCTTCAGCTTCTAACTTTTCTTTGAGAGGTTGGGATATTAACCTCTTCGCTGATTCGGGTTCGACTTTGTTATCATCACAAACTTTTATGATTGCTCCCATAACATCGGTCTTACCACCTATCAATAACTTTTCCACTTGTTCCGTAAATTCTTTTTTACTTATCAATTTTATACTCCGTGTAGATTACCATACTGTTTTCTCAATTTGTACAAATCTTCAACATAGTCCATAGGGTTTGCTGAGAAGATTTGAAACATACCGTTTTCTAAACTCACAATAGCAGTAATCTCTTCGATTGGTGTTCCTGTAAGTTCTTCCACCATGATTGCATATGCAGTCATTTGATAGAACCAAGGTTTTGCCATGTACTCTTCCTTGTAGGAAGATGAAGTCTTGAAATCTATTATAGATAGCATGTCATCAAATACACCAATGCAATCTACTCGTCCAGCCATTTCTAATTTGCGAGACAATAATGGTGCCTCTAATGCAATCGGTACTATTTCATCTAGTACTGGTTGGACACCTTTAAATCTTTTTTCTTCTATAATGTCTGAGAAGGTGACTTCCTTCTCTTGTCTTAAGTAGTCTTCTACTACTTGGTGGAATGATGTACCACGTTTGGCTGCACCAGTTGAGATACGATTGGCTTCTTCTTCACCAACTCGTTCTCTCCACAATCTAATATGGTCTCGGTTAAGTAATCCGACAACCGTTGTTACACTTGGATAGTGAAAGTCTTCATCACCATTTGTGTAAAATCTCTTACCATCCTTTTGAACGGTATGTAAATCTAGGTGTTCTAATTCCCATAACTCTAATAAATTACCCATAAGTCTATTCTACTTCTTTCTTGATTGAATGTCTAGATGCTTTTTAACTATTTCTTTAGTCTTAACTTCTTTGACTCCACGTTGTCTATGTCTGTCCATAGGTGAGCC